TAGGACCTCCATGGGGTCGCCAAACTCCATCTCCTCATCCTCGTCGCACATCTCGTCCTCGTCGCACTCCTCCTCCTCCTGGGGTGGGCTGGGTGGGGGTGGGCGGGGCACTCGAGACATTTATCATTTCACTAGAAAATTGGCGCTCGACCTGGGCGCAACTAAAGAAATCTCCGCTTATTTCAGTAGTGCATGCCCTTTGTATACTCTATAAAGTGTAAGCTCGAGCGAGAAATTCCAGAGAATTTCGGTCGGAGCGGAGCTCATCCGTACAAGGAATATATAGGGCAGACGGTCCAGGATGATTTTCAAATCCGCCTGAACGGCCACATCTCCGACGTGAACAACGGCCGGAAAAGGCACCTGTATAACGCTATTCGTCTACATGGATGGGACAAATTTACGATTGAAATTCTTCACAGTTTCCCCAAGGAAGGGAACTGGGAAGAGCGCCTGGACAAACTCGAGATTCAGGAGATTGCTCAGCGTGGAACCTTGGCCCCAGGCGGCTACAACAACGAGACGGGTGGGAACAGAAACAAGGTGCTTCACGAAGACACCAAGGCGCTTATGAGCTCAGTGCGCTCAGGCGAACTTCACTCCATGTTTGGGAAGCATCATGATGACGAGGCCAAGGAACTTTTGAAAGAGGCGAACCGCAAGCCTGTTCAGCAATGGTCCAAGGATGGGACCCAACTTCTCAGGACGTTCGAGTCGGTCGAGGAGGCGGCAATGGAGTCTGGAGCGTGTAGTGAACATATAGGTAAAGTATGTAAAGGGGCGCGTAAGACGGCGGGGGGGTTTCACTGGAAGTTTGTGAACCCAGAAGATGTTCGGATGAACGAACCTTTGAAGTTTACGAAAATTCAGCAGTGGTCGTTCGACGGCAAGACCCTTATCGCCGAGTATGATACCATACGGGAAGCCACTAGTGCTACAAATAGTGGTTCACGAACTATAAGTAAGTGTTGTAAAGGAAAGGCGCGGTCAGCAGGAGGGTTTAAATGGAAATCCGTCTGAATTTTTTTCTTGGGGACTAGTACAAAGCGATCATGGCGGGTGGACTTATGCAGCTGGTTGCTTATGGCGCTCAGGACGTTTATCTGACCGGTCAGCCCAAGGTGACCTTCTTCCAGGCGGTGTACAAGCGCCACACCAACTTTGCGATGGAGAACATCCAGCAGACTGTGAACGGTACCCCCTCCAACAGCGGCCGTGTGTCCGTGACCATTGCCCGCAACGGCGATCTGGTCGGCAACATGTACGTGGCTCTGCAGCCCACTGCCACCGCCGCCGCGAACCTGACGTCCACCAACGCGGTGATCGATCTGTGCTGGGTTGCTGAGCGCGCCATCGCCGCCGTCGAGCTGACGATCGGTGGTCAGCGCATCGACAAGCACTACCAGACCTGGTTCCGTCTGTACGCCGAGGTGTTCCTCAACGAGGCGGACAAGATCAACTACGGCAAGCTGACCAGCTCCACGATCAACGACGCCACCAACAAGAACTACGTGTACCTGCCTCTGCTGTTCTTCTTCAACCGCAACCCCGGCCTGTACCTGCCTCTGATTGCCCTGCAGTACCACGAGGTGCGCCTGGACTTTGACCTGACGAGCACCTTCACCAGCTACTTCGGTGCCTCTTCCCAGGTGTTCGAGGTGTGGGCCAACTACGTGTACCTGGACACTGAGGAGCGTCGCCGCTTCGCCCAGAAGGGCCACGAGTACCTGATCGAGCAGGTGCAGCACACCGGCGGTGACTCCATCACGGCCACTTCCCAGACGGTGCGCCTGTCCTTCAACCACCCCGTGAAGGAGCTCGTGTGGTGCTTCCAGAACACCACCTCCACTGCCACCAACAGCATGTGGAACTTCTCCACCTCGTGCGCCAACGTGCACGTGACCGTCAACGCCACCCCCGCCATCATCGGCGGTGGCAACCTGCCCCACACCATCGGCGCTCCCCGTATGTTCTCCAACACCTCGGGCGTTTCCAACATCTTCTGGATTGAGGAGGGCTCTCCCATTACGGGAGCCGCTGGCCAGGAGGTTGGCCCCATGAAGGACTTCAAGCTGGTGCTGAACGGCCAGGATCGCTTCAAGGAGCAGCTGGGCAAGTACTTCAACCAGTACCAGCCATACGTCTACCACTCGGGCACCCCTTACCCCGGTGTGTACGTGTACTCCTTCGCCCTGCAGCCCGAGGAGCACCAGCCCACCGGCACCTGCAACTTCTCTCGCATTGACAACGCTCAGGTGTCCCTCAACATGAAGGCCCTGACCACGCCTCTGCAGAAGATGTTCGCGGTGAACTACAACATCCTGCGCATTCAATCCGGGATGGGTGGGCTCGCGTTTTCAAATTGATCTTACCATGTTTATTTTTATGTGGTAGGACTTGTAAAATATCAAAAAGCCAAAAAATACGGGCTTCGGCCCCAAGAACGTTCAAGGTTCTTGAGGTTGAAACTTAAAGAATATCTTACTATAATGGTAAGATGGATATCCCTCAGCTCAAAAAGTGCTCATGCTCTCGAGCACCCCAGTCGTTGGATCAATTTTTGGATAAAAACGACAAAGAAGTGGCAACCTGTCTGAAGTGTCGTGAGAAGCAACGTAGACACGACAAGAAACCTGAACGGCGTGAAAAACATAATGAATTGCAGAAGGAAAAGGAATATTACAAGGATTGGAGAGCGAAGCAATTGGAAGAGAGACCAGGTGAATATAGGAAACATAATAACGAGATCTCTAAAGAATGGCATTTCAAAAATCCAAATTATACGGCTGAATGGAATCGAACTCATGTAAATGCACGATTGAATGCTGTAAAATCTGCGGCAGAAAGACGAGGTATCGAGTGGCATCTCACGGACGACGAGGCGAAGGTGATGATGGTCAGCTCGTGCATTTATTGCAATCACATCGACCTTGAGGTTCGCGTGAACGGCATCGACCGCCTAGACTCGAACGTCTGTTATACGGTTGAAAACTGCCGCCCATGTTGTAAAGATTGCAACTATATGAAAGGAACATACGATCCCAAGACCTTCATAGAACGCGCCAAGAAGATTGCCCTGTGTGATACCGAGTTTCCAGAGGTTCCAAACTGTGGCGAACACAAAAAGATTAACCGCAAAAAACCTACAGCCCCACAACCTGCCACGTCCCCTTCGGAGCCGAAAACTCTTCCTCTATGATTCCGGTGTTGAATTCCGGGCTACAACATATGTAAATTTTGTTCAATTCCGGGAAGGTACGAGCATTAAAGTGTCCCTCCGACAGCACGAGAACTCCGATGGCTCCGTGCGGCTCAAATTGGTGAAAGGATCGGCCCACTACTGTGAACCCGCACCTCTCAGCGATTTGATTCATAATTACCTCAAGATGAGAAGCTTTGGAGACCCATACGCCTTCGACGTGTCCGATGAGGTGATTCATCTTGTTACTCTATGGGTTGCTGATTTTATATGCAATTAATCCGAGCGCCATCATGATGAAAATAAGAGCGAAAAATGGGCGACCCACCGTCTGGTCCTGCTCATTCTTCGTCTCGACAAAATTGGAGACGCCCAGTGCAAGGAACAGCAGCACAAAGAGACCAAGGAAAATCGTATAAAGGTCAGATGCCATTTATTATTATAAAAGATTAAAATAAATGGAAGAGCTTGTGAAAGACACTACGATCGTTAACGCTGAACTTGTCAAGGCGTTGACCCTCCTGATGCCGGGCGAGTCCATCGAGGCTATCCTTGACCAGACAAAGAACATTATGCTGAAGCGCGTGTTCAACTCTATCAAGACGCAGAATTTCACGACGGTTATTCATTTGGTCGAAGAGCTCAAGTCCGGTGGCCTGTCTGAAGACGACGCCAGGATCGTCCTGTCCTGGTTGGCACAGGATGATGAGAAGACCAAAGCATTGGTGGATTCTGACCTCGTCATTTCTATTTTCAAATTCATTTCAGATTTGAAACCTACGGGTAGTAACCGCCGGGTCTGGTGTTGTACCCGCCCGAAGGCGCACTAGCACCGGAAATGGTGGTCCAGAAGTACATGAGGAACAGGCCCATCACCATAAGGGTGGCAGCCTTGATCATCTCATTAGCAAACTTGCGGCGATATGCCGACAAGAAGGACTGGAGACCAAACACTATGAGCGCCATACCAACCACAAATATCAGGCCTGGTGCTAACATTTAATAGTTAAGGACATTTTTATTTAGTACACCATGAACTTTGCCTACCTGGATACCCGGAGTCTCTTGGAGTCTGTCCTCGCGGTCCCACAGCACGACCCCATTCCCACGATTCCATGCGAACTGGGGCCTACATGGGAAAGCTTTTCCGAGGAGCTAGGCAAATTTAAGATGGAATTCGTCAAGGCCAAAGCCGAGCTGACCCGCAACATGGCGGAACTCAATCAGAAGCGTGAAGAAATAAATGTTCTCAAGATGATGATTGATAACATCAACTCCGAGGGCTTAAAAGAAAAGGTTGTAGAGATATTAGACAATTACGAGTCCGAAGAGGGAATCAATGCCCTGACTCAACAATGTGGGGAAATCACAGGGAGGCTGGAGGCGATGAAGAAGGTGCTGCTGAACACTGGCGCTGAAAGGTACGCCCGTTTTACATGTTTTGTTTGCATGGACAAGCTCGTTGACCTTTTCATCGACCCATGTGGGCACGTCATCTGCGACTCGTGTTGGGTGATGACGAAGAACAAGGACCAGTGCCCAGGGTGCCGCGGTAGGATACATGGAGCCAGGAAGATTTATACTATGAACTAGACGGGGTGCGCTATATAATGAATAATAACAACCGGTTCCATAGTATAACGGTCAGTACATGAGACTCTGAGAGTTGCGAATCTTCGTTCGCAACTCGGGGGCATCTCGAAATGGGAGTTCGATCCTCCCTGGAACCTCCCTCGACCTGAACACGTCGTTAAAATGTTCACAAACCTGACTTTGGCGTAGTGGTAACGCGATGGATTGTAGCTCCACAGATCGGGTGTTCGAATCACCCAAGTCAGATCCGAGAGGGGGCTGCGAATATGATTGGCCTCATATGAGCATCCCAAAAGGCTCGCCACCTTCCTCTCCCCATGCCCCGATAGCTCAGTCGGTAGAGCGTCAGACACCCTTGAAGGGCTGATTTGTTAAGGCGAGACTTGCTCTCGCCCCTGCCATCTGAATGTCACAGGTTCGAAACCTGTTCAGGGCGTTTTTTGAAGCGGCCTTCGGTCTCCGCTTAAAAAAACGCAACGTATAAACTATAAAATGGCTGTCCGTCTCGTAGACTCTATGGGCAACGATGCAGCCATCGTACAGGCCGCACGAGTCTCTTATGGAGACGGCACCAAGTCTGTCAGCGATGACCGGGCTCTGATCCGCTATCTCATGCGCCACAAGCACACGACGCCGTTTGAGATGGTTGAGTTTAAATTTCACATCGCGGCGCCAATCTTCGTGGCGCGTCAGTGGCTCCGGCACCGCACAGCCTCTGTGAACGAGTTGTCGGCTCGGTACTCTGTCGTACCGGACGAGTACTTTTTGCCCGACGAGCTCCGTCAGCAGTCTACGAACCGCGGGCAGGGTGGCGAGGAGCCGTACGAAGGCGGTGATCTTCTCCTCCTCAAGCAAAAGGCTTCGTGTGACATGGCTTTCCATACGTACGAGGAACTCATCAAGAAGGGAGTCTCCCGTGAACTGGCTCGGACGCACCTGCCCCAATCCACATTTACTGAATTTTATTGGAAAATTAATCTCCACAACCTCTTGCACTTTCTCCAACTCCGCATGGAGGATCACGCCCAAAAGGAGATTCGGGACCTGGCGAAGCAGGTCTATGAGCTCATCAAGCCCATATGCCCCATGACGTGTGAGGCGTTTGAGGACTTTCGTCTCGGTTCGGTGACTCTGTCGCGTATCGAGGTTGATGCAATTAGTGATGTGAAATACGAAATCCCTGGTCGTGGTGAGAATCAGGAATTCCAAGAGAAGCTGACCACCCTGAACCTAGCAGCTCCTCCAAAGACTCTTGTGCAGCGACTCGTTATGTGTTTTTCAAAGTCTTAAAGGTTTTAAAATTATTCAAAGAATGAAGGCTAAAATTCCAGGTGCGTTACGGGAGCAGGTGTGGGTTCTTTATTGCGGTGACCGTCTGTTCAAGCACAAGTGCCTTGTGACCTGGTGCGAGAACGTCATGGACCCCTTCAATTTTCACGTAGCCCATAATCAGCCCGAAAGCAAAGGAGGTGCAACCGACATCAACAACTTGCGCCCCATATGCGCCAAGTGCAACGCGTCTATGGGCGACGACTACACGATTGACGAGTTTTCTGCTTTATCAGGGCCCAAGCACACGAGGCACTTGTGGGAGTGCTTCAGACACTCAGGAACTTCATCTTCTCCTGTGTCTTCACCTGGAAAAACATGAAAATAAAAACCAACAAGGGGAGACTACGAAGCTCACCGAGTTGGCGATGATCGTACCCACCTACCCCCTGAAAAGGAAAGGGGACATTTTTGATGAAATTTCGTGCACCATACACAATAACACCTACAATTCCAAATTGTACAGAAACCTCCAAGAATGTCATCCATTTTGGTTTAGTCTTGTCCAATTTTGGTGTAAAATTGTCAACAAGTCTGGAAACGAAGAACGCAAAGATGAAGCAAAGGATACCAACCCACGCGACGCCCAATGTCCGAAGTACGGCATAATTCATATTACTACTAT